AGTTCGTCCAAACGCATCCAAGGTTGCATCACACCATCTTTAATTGCTGGTGTAACCTCATGTCCTAGTTCTTGCATGTAATCTCTAAAAGTGATCATGTTGAACCATGTTCTTACAGCGGGGCTAAAAGAGTTGATGTTGTCATCACCATAAAACTTATTTCGTACGTTTTCACGATACGAATCAAGTGAATAGTGCTTCCAGTGACCATCTCTTCTAGCTAGTTCCAGGTAGGCACATTTGAAATAGTACTCGTTGATCTTAGAATTGAAAACTGCTGTTCCAGGAAATCCAGAGGGCAGTCCAATAAACACGTAGTAGACTAAATCAAGCATTTGTGAAGGGGTAAAAACCGCTTCTTCCATGAGGGTTCGACGTATCAAAGCATTTGTAGGTCCGTCGTCATACCATACATTTGCGTCTTCACACACGGCCATCATACACTCAGCCATAACATGCTCATCCCAACCTTTGTAGTCGGAGTCACCAACAGCAACATTAATTGCTCGTAGTTTCTCTTGAGCATCGGTCGGAATTTTCATCTGATCACACCATTTGGCCCAATTAGCATCATCAATCCAGTTCTTGTCGGTTGAACCGATTTCGGAAAGATAGTCAACTAATTGACCCCATTCAGGTCCGTGCGTGTTGATTCCTACAGCGCAACTTTGCTTGGCTCGTGTTGTCATGATCCAAGCGATGTAAGCAAGAAAGTATCGTCTAAAGACGAAAGTGTAATCAGTGGATGCAATCATGAATCCTCTGGAGTCGCCATTTGCTATTTTGGCAAGTTTTCTTCTTTCATCTTTTAGAGAGTTGGTCCAGCGTGTCTCTACAAAGTTGCCTGTTGCATGAGCTTGAAGTCTCGCATCAATTCTGCTTCTAAGCTCAGCATTTTTGACAGTGACGTTGTCGGCGGGATCTGGTTCGGTGAACAACCAGCGTTTTCCAACTGCACCCTTAGGTTTATTCAACACATAAGGGTAGCCTGCAGATGTGCTCAGGTTCATTCTGTCGAAGAATTCGACGCCAGCAATACCATTGATAGCTTCGAACTCTGTCAAAACTCGTTTATACTCATATCCTTTTGAAAGTGCAGCTTCATAAGATTGCACGTCTTGGGATACCATTTCCATGTGTAGTCTTGGAAAAGGAGTAACGAATTTTGTCCCCTTATTGATAAGTTTGGCAAGGGGACTGACACCTGAAGTATTTCTGCGATCATGAGCAGAAAGCACACTAGGCGCAGTAACTGGAGCGTAAGCGAGTCCGTGAATAGCGCTCTCAGT